TCAAAAGGTTTACCTATCTGCTCTTGCACATAAGCGTGGAGCGCTAACTCTTTAGATGGATTCACGCTGGTCTCCCCCAGATAATATCAGGCGTAACTTCACTCGCAAACTCAAAACCCCTATCTCCAGGAAAATGGATTTGAGTTTCTTCGTGGTTGGTATGTCTGCCAGTCTTGCGGGTAAAGTCCACCCACGCATTTGTTACGCTTACGCTAACAGAGCTAGTTCCTGCATCAGGGTCTTCTTCAATGCTTGGCTGATCCATACGACCCTCAAAGATTAATACTGGGTCTACTACTAACGCCAAAGCATCATCTAAAAATGCTGTGTATATCTTAACGGTGCGATCAATGTAAGCCTTGTTTAATACCCTTGAAACCCATACCTGGTCAACACCACCTAATGACAATGTAACGCTTGAAACAATTACTTCTGCGGCTTCTTCAATATCAGAGAAGCCCATAAAATGACCAACAGCCGTATAAGTGTTTGAATTATAACTAATATCTTTGAAAGCATCAGTCATATAAACCGTTTCATCATCAAAGTAAACTTCTACTAAATGAATAGGTCGATTTTGGAGCTTTGCNACNTCTGTCTGAAATGCGCTGGTGGAGCTTCTATCCATTAGACAATTTCCACTAGCGAGATTGAAAAATCGTGTAGATCAGCCGCACCCCTGCCAAAACTTTGAGAGTCATTGACAAACGCTACCGTAAACGGTACATCGTTATAGGTGATCGCCTCGTCATCTGCTACAGTGTCGTTCAGAGGTGGCTCAATAGTTAAAGTAGTGCTTCCGTCAGCGGTGAGCATATACACTTTATCGTGACCTGCAAACTTGATAAAGTCGCCAGCTTTAAGCGTACCTGTCAGCCCATCGGTTGCAACTGTAGAATCTCCAACACTATAACCGCTTGCATTATTAACTAACAGAGTCCCTGTCGCTGTGCCGCTGGTGTCGCTGTATATTGGAGGCTGATAAGTGAATGTCTGGTACTGCCCTTTCTGTGCAACTGAAAAGGCGAAGAGTGGGGCAAACTCTGCACGGGTCATTGGTGGGTAGTCAAGCTCTAACGCCCATCTTTGACCGCCTCTCTGTCTTGCCTGTCTTTTGAGCGAGTGGGTGACTGAGGTCAGCGTTGGGCTAATGCTGGTTATCTTGATAGATGACGCTGTTGGTGATGTGGGGAATAGTGCCATTAGATTGCTATTGCTCTCCCGTTGCGATTCATTGCTTGTCTGATTATGCCTACAACTGTTGGTGCGTTCTGTGCGATAACCGTAGCCGCTGTGCGTGGGTCTAGTGCGTTAACCTGTGGGGAGTATGTGACATTGACAACATTATTGCCTACTGCTTTTTGTTGCTCTCTAGTCAGTACCATTTCACCTTTTTCTAAAATAGCTGGTACTTCATTAGAGCCTAATCCGCCAACAATTCCACCATTATGGAACTTCGGGGTGTCTTTTCCTATTATACCGCCAGAGTGGGATGTACCAAATCCAAAGTCCAGCTTCCCAATAGCTCCACTAATGCCTGTTGCGATAGGGTCAGCAATAGATTTTTGAATGATCATCCTTGCGATCATATTGCCTATATCGCTAATCATTTCTTTGAGTGACTTAAAGCCCATAATGGCATCTGTGATAGTAGATGCCATAGAGTCCTTCATAGCTTCTGCCGCCTCTTGCCATTCTGTTTTCACTTCATCTAGCCCGTCCTTCATGCTCTCTATAAGCGCCTCATTTAATAGCGCTGTCTGCTCGGTAGTGAAACCCCACTGCTCCGCAGCTTCTACAATCATTTTCTGCATCTCTTCTATTTTAGCGTGATGTTCGTATATTTTTTTGTACTCTGGATTCAGCATCTTTAATGTGTGTAATAAGTTCTTAAAGGCTTTTGAGCCTAGATCTCCTGCGGGCGGAGACTCAGATAGTGCATTGTTGTAAAGAGTTACCGCCTCTCGCATAGCTCCCAGATGTGTGCCCATCTCACTGAAAGTCATATCTCCCTCTTCTCTAAGAGTCCTCATGTGGGCGATCACTTTTGGTATAAGTTCGTCTCTACCAAATGCTTGCATTGCAACTAAGTATCTCTCGATAAGGTCTTCAAACTTAATGGCATCCATACGCTCTTGTACTGCTACTGCACTAGCGGCTAGGGCGTCATCAACCCCAACTATCTGGTTGACTAGAGGCGTTAAGTCCGTCTGCTCTACTATTGAGACGGTTTTCTTTAGGGCTTCCCCTATGCCATCTAGTGATTTTTTAGCATTCTCTAGTGGGGTCATATCAACAGTTGGCGGAGTAACTATCTCCTCGTATTTCTGCCAAGCCTCCTCTAAAAGATCGGATTGCTCGCCAATTACCTCACTAATAGGGGTGTCATCCCCTGCAAGACTCCTGATGGTGCGTATGCCTCTCTTCTGTTTATCTGCCAGGGTTTTTAAAGTGCTCTCAAAGTGATTTATAGCCTCCTCCGCCTCGGTCTTACCAAAAGCAAGGGGGTTTTTATCCTTAACATCGACTATATAAGAGTGGTATTGAGCTGAAAGCCCTTTAAATACGCCTCCCATTATATCCAGCGCACTCTTTCCCGCAACGACAGCCCCCTGAGTAAAATAGTTCCATATTTTATCTATAAATGGCTCTGCTACAGAATACATAGAGTCGAAAATACCGCTAAACATATCACCTATGGTTGAGTTGCTTTTAACAAAAACCATCAGTGCTTTATTCCAATCTCGCAGCATCTGGATAAAGTTGAGTGTGTACTGGTCGAAGTTCTGAGCAAGTTTCTCTATATGTTTAGTGAGCCACTTCATCGTATCTGCGATAGCTCTGCCAGCTCCACTTTTATTAAAGGCTGCTAGTAACTCAAACCAAGCGTTTTTAAGTCGCTCTAATGCGGCTCTAGGCTGTTTAGCGGCTCTTACTGCTACCCTACTAAACTTATTCTCTAGCACATCTGCAAGGCGTGGGAGAAGGTCTGTAGCTAACAGCTCTCCTTGCTCTAGCATCTTATTTAGCTCTTGGGTTGTGCCCATTGCTTGTGCCGCCATACCAAACGCACCAGGTAAATGCTCTCCTAACTGACCTCTCAACTCCTCAGCCTGAACATTTCCTTTGGATATCATCTGCTCTAATGCTTTTAGAGTAAGTCTGGTATTCTCTGAGGAGAGACCCATTGCCGCAGAGGCTTTAGCGACTGAACGGAAGATTCTATCTGAAACTTTAGAGGTCATTCCCACCTCTTTTGCCGCAATGTTGAACTTCTTATACGCATCCGCTGTGGCAACGAAGTTGACACCCAACTCTTTTGATAGGCGCTTGATCCTGCGTATCTCCATCTCTGCGCCCATCATTGATTTAGTAGCTACAATCATTGAGTTTTTAAGGGAGTCCATCTTCATCCCAGCTTCAAATATTGATTTACCTAAAAAGCCAAATACAGCAACGCCTCCTGCTGCACCCGCAATTGGCATAGCACCAACAACAGAGTTTAGACTTCTTACCGCGCCAGTTAGTCGAAGGTATTGTCTCGTGAGTCTGCCAACTCTACGCTGGTGTCCTCTGACACGGCTATTAGCAGAGCGCCACGCATTGCCAGTACCGTCTAAACCAACGATTCTAACTCTTACAGTGGTATCTCTTGCCATTTAACCATCCCTCTGTTTTTTAATCTCAAAGTACGCTATCCATCCATCTACTTCTGCTACGGATAACTCCAATATCTCAACTACCGACTTGTGTAAAACCTCTGCTAGGGCATAACGAACCATCAGCTCGCCATCACCCTCTAGGATTTTTTTACACTCACCTCTTCCTCATCTTCCTCTAATAACATTGAATCTAGTGTTCCCATTGCAGTTGCAATTCTCTCAATTACTGCTGGGTCAACTTTTGTCATCAACTCACGCTTATGTACAGGCTTAAACATTAACTTCCCATTTTCATCTCTTGATCTGGTCAAGATAGACTCAACTAGAGCTTCAAATATATGTCCATCGTTTATATATTTAAGTATAGCATCTCTTTGTTTGCCATTCATAGGACGGTAATACACTTCCGTCTCCCATTCTGGCACTGCTACTGATTCTGAGTTGTTCTGTAACTGTTGCTTAAAATGCTCTGTAGCTTTGGATAATATTAGATCACCATTCATCATTTCTCTCCGAGAATAATTTATGCCGAGAATATATAGAGCGTGATACGCAGTCTCGGAGGCTGTGTATCACGCTGATCTTTACGACCAAGGATCGCTAGTTAAAGCCCCTGTTCCTTGGAATGTTAGAGATACTTTAATCATATCTCCCATTGCAGAAGTAGTTGAAATACCTGTAACAAGAGCATTTCCTTTGTAGCCTGAGGTAGAAGCATCAAAGTAGAAATCAAGAGCAGTTTGAGTGCTCCCGTTATCCATCAATGCTTGTCCTGCATCAGAGTCACTTAGGATCGCCTCGCAAGTACCTGTCCAGCCAGTCAGCCCAGCTACAAATGTCTTAGCTGTATCTCCAACAACTGTATCTTCAATAGTATCTGTAGACTGCTCTACCGTCCACCCTAGAATCTCTCCTATGGTCACTGGTGTTGAACCTGTCTTGATGATACCGCCATCGCCTGTATATGTAGCCATCTTACTTCTCCTTACTCTTTGCTTGTGGCTTATCGCCTACTAATTTCCAACCAGCCTTTTTCTTTCGATCAACGCTTGATGGGTGAACATCGGTTTCTATCCCGTTTGGGGTTGTCATCTTCATATCTAGCTCCTATAAAGCGGTTGAAGTGTTATCTTCGGCATAATTATAGAAAACAGACCAATTCATAGTCGCATAACCTGCTGGTATGTCAGTCTCTTGCTCTTGTGCAAAGGTAATTTCAGTAGAATCTAGTTGTAAGTCTTTTGCGAGACCATTCAACTGTCTATCTCCTGCCATCGCCTCCTGAACCTCACTACAAACTGTATCTAAGGTGTCATCAAGATTAGAACCTGTCGCATAAACCTCTACTGCTAATGTTAGTTGCGCCTGTAAAGTGCGTGAACTTCCTGATGTTATCGGTGTAGCCGCTTCGGATATTGAATATATAATCAACCCTGGCAGCTTTGCCTTTTCCATCGGGTAGAGTCTACTTTGGAACACATTAGAGCCTGTAGTAGTTAGACCTGTTAAGATCGTTCCTACTCTTTCTCTAACTTGCTGTCGTAGATGACTCATGAGTTCATCACTAATTTAGTAGTGCCCGTTGTGCTGCTAGGCTGTACTCCAATAATTGTATAGACTATGCTATCAATTGTTAAAGTATCATCGTGTGCAGCGGAAGAAACATCACTTGTACGACAAGTCGCAACAGGGTATGTCCCCTCTACATCAACAGTACCACCACTAAACGCCACATAATTATTAGCAAATATAACGCTTATGCTTGTACCAGCACCAATACCGCCAGCTTTATAGGTAGCAGTAATCCCTAGATCATCAACATCTAGGAACTCTGCTATCTCGCTGTCAGTAAAGTGCGCCATTAATCAGCCTTTTTCTTGCTCGCAACTTTCTTGGCGAAACCTTTATCAACGAGAACATCAACTTCATCTTTTCCAAGATCAACGATGTCCCCCTGGTTGTAACGGTTACGCTTAAAATCTGCTCGCATTAAAAATTCTACTTTCATAATAACTCTCCAATTAATACCCCTCCGAAGAGGGGAGATTAGTTATACGCCTTTAGCAAAAGACTCACCGTGACGAACCGCAACATCTACATCTTGTAGTGCAACGATACGAACAGTTCCGCTTGTGCTTCCAGTAGAAGTATCAACATTAATGTCAACGCCTGACCAGTAACCTATCATTAGATCAGCCCAGTTACCGAACAACATCTGTCCAGCAGTAGAAATCTGATTAGATACTAGCACATTATAGCCATTAAGCTGACTACCCTCAACGAGGAAGATACCAGAACCAGAGTCTTTCTTAGTCTGCTTTAGGTAGCCCATCTGTGCGGCATTAGTGATATATGAAAGATTGCCTAGTAGAGCGTTATCTTGTGAAACTTCACTCTCCATATCAATGATCTCACCCCAAGTCGCTGCACCAGCAGTAGCAGAAGCAAACGCAACAGAACCAACGCCTGTAGCGTTAACTACGCCTGTTGGAGTGTTGCTTGTGCCGTCACCCTCAAATGCCTTGTTGTCAATAGCAAGTGCAAGACGAAGAGCAAGGTCATTACGAACGAAGCTCTCAACATCAACAGAACTTTGAAGCAATAGCTTACGACTAACATCAGAAAATGCTCCAACTGTCTTAGGAGACATTGTTACTTGGTCAAACGCTGCCGCTGACTCAGTAATTGCACCAGACTCTGCAACCCAGTAGCTAGTAGCTCCGCCAGTAGCACGAGGAATAGCAATATTACCCTGTAGATCACGGAGTACTGTAGCTCCTGCACGAGTAGCAACCATTGCATTATCTAGCTTATCAATAAAGCTATCAGCCAAAAGGTCTGTAGCAACTGTATGACCACCTGCGGTAGCAGTGCCTACATTAAGATCGCGCTGTCCTTTAAGTACATCCATTGGAATCATAAGACCCTGTGGATTCTTGCCATACTTCTCAGCAGCAGCTCGTGAAGTCTCAAACTCGAAAGAGGCGTTCTCTTGTGCTCTGCGATCACCTGGGTTAGCTAAAGCATTAATTGCTTTCATAAAGCTAAACTGACGAACCTCTGTGTCAGTCATACCAATATCTGCTGACTCAGTGATTGCAGTTGCGTTACCCATCTTCTCTAGTAGTGCGGAACGGAAGTCGTCTGCATCTTTACCCTGGTTAACAAAGTCACGAGCCATATCTTTAGCTTCAAACTTGTTGCCTAATGCCTCAATCTCGCCAATGCGGCTAAGCTCTGCTTTGCGAATTACTGCACGCTCTGCATCTACATCAATAGATGTTACTTCTACTTTTTCTTTGCTCATTTTCTTTTCCTCATAAAGGTTTTCAATAGTGATAGACCGCTTATCATTGGTCTCTTTTCGTCCAACTCCAACGCTACTGTCTGCTGGNACGCTTACAAAACTGATCTCGTGTGGTGTCCAAGAAGTTGCTCTATATGTCTCAGCGCCTTCCTCTTCACTATCTAAAATCATCTTGTTAATACGATACCCAACTGACACATTATGTCGGATTCCATCAACAACATCTTGCCAAATCTCTTCCGCCCTACTGCTTTTCCCAAAGCGTACAGTGGCGCGACCTCGCTTGTCGCCATCAATGCTTACTGCCTCCACTACTCCAATATGATCTGCTGGATCGTGGTCTACCAAGATCGCTCCTCCATTTTTCAACCTGCCAAGGTCTACTGAACTTTTAGAGTGGTCTAAAATCTCGTTACCGAACCAGCGCTCAACTGGCTCTTCGGATGAAAAGGCTATCTCTACAGTCCTACCCTCTTCACTTATTGCTTCACGGTCAAAGCTGAACCCTCTGTGGAGAACTCCTGCCTCAATCGTCTTGTTCGTCTTTTTGCTCATCTTTCTTTTCTCCCGTAATGTCTAATCCATACTTATCCGCTAACTCTTGCTCTTTGCTTAACTGCTCGAATATATCCTCTAAGTTCTTGCCTTGTGCAGCAGCAATCTCAGAGCGAGTTGTTACACCCATCTTAATACTCATCTCGTTAGCTATGGAATCAGATCTTGGATCAACCCAGTTCCACCCACGAGATTGGAATATAACCTCCTCGAACTTCTCAATCTTCACCATTGGCAGATTTAGTTTGCCTGACAATATAGCACTCTTCAACCACGCTAAATATACAGGCATACAGAAATGCTCTATCATCCAAGACTGCTTCTGCTTCCATTGATCTCTTTCTTCAATTGTTCCAGAGCGGATAGATGAGAAGCTAACACCCTCCAAATCATTCGCTAAAGTATTGTAAGCTACATTTAGCCCACTTGCCGCACCTCTTAGCACGGTCTTTACAAATGAGTCAAATGCTGTGGATGGGTGCTGTGGGTCAAAAGTTTGGAAGCTAACACCCTCTGGGAGTTGCTCAAATACCCCAGGCTCTGCATCCGATATTAATCCCTCCTCTTCCTCTTCGTCATCCCCTATATAGCCATCACCATCTGGGGAGGTGAAAAAGCCCATCTTGCTGGCGGCAACGCGGGAAGCCACTAATTCTGCCTCCTCCATTCCTCCAAGCATATTCAATCTGCGAATAGCAGTGTGCATCCAAGGCGCACCTCTTGATTGCCCAGGTCTCTCTGATATAAAGGCGTGAATTACCTCACTAGCTGGTATTTTCTTGTACCTTTTCTGCATATAAGTGTAAACAGAATCATCGCCTGGATGCTCAGACAGTAAATGGTACGCTACAGGTGCGCCATATTTGTCCTGCTCAACGCCCATACGGATTTGATTGCCATTATCTAGCCTAACATTATATGACTCATCTAATAGGTCAATGTCAACCATCTGTAGCGCCATACCGTAAGGCAAATCCTTACCGTAGACAATAACACATAAGGCTTCTCCATCTCTTGCTACTGTCTCAATAAACAGATTCTGTACATCGCCCCAAGACAACTTTTTGCTCATCGTGCAAGTGGTGTAAGACCCCCACTTCTTAAATGACTTCTCAATATACTCATTATCTGTTTGATCTAAGCTACCGTCTGGTTTTTTAGCTTTACCTTGTAGCATAAAGCCTGATGCGCCAACAACATTGGAACGCACCATGCTTAGATATTTCTTAGCGTAGTCATTGTCTTGCGAAAGAGTGCGAGAGCGCATACGCATCTTGCGAAGCCCCGAGGACAATTCAGCATCTATGGATTTTGAAGTGCCCTTAAAGTCCGACAAGATATTGCTATCTTCCGCAGCGGCAAACCCACGGACATTTACTTTGCGAATAGTGCGTCTCTTCTTGGTAGGCTCTTTCTTAAACCACATTATGCAAACCTCGTGTATATTTTACCAGAGTGCTTTTTACCATTCCTAGCCCGTTCTGCTCTCTTTTCCTGGGCATACATAGCTTTATACTTTGAGTGCAGGACAAGTAGATCTTCAATAGGAGTTCTAACTAAAGTCATACCCTCAACGGTTAGACTCTCTTGCCCTTTAGAAGCTCTGCCCTCAATGACACTCTCAATAGCTTCTAATACTTTCTGTGTATGACCTCTAGGGTCTACTGTTGAGCCGTCTAGGTTTTCCTTTACGATCCAAGTGCCAGAGTCTACTTTAACTCTAGCACTATCACTATCTCTTGTGATGTAAGCATCCCAATGGTAGCCATCTGCTGTATATCCAGCGGTAGTGCTATGGAGTATCTCAATAAGGTAATCACTACCTGATGCTGTGGCAGTTATTGTGACACTGGCACTGCCAGCTTGGTCACTCTTAGCCTCGTAGGTTAGCGTATAAAGGCTATTATCGTAATCTGTACCTAAGTCAGTACGCTTCCACGCTACGCGGTCGCCAGCAGTGAACTCGTAAGGTTCTGTAGTTGCATAGTTGTCAGAATCAAATAAATTAGCCATTGCCTCTATGTAACTTGCGCTTTTTCATTTTGTCAAGTGTTTTTTACCACCTTTTAGCAAATCCCCCTGTTTTTTTCTTCATTCGACCTCTTTTTGGTTTAACCTGCGCTATAAGTGCTGATTCTTGTTGCCTTATTTCAATATTAATAGGCTCTATCTCTGGCTCTGCCTCTGCCTCGCCATTTATCTTCTTACTGATCCTCTTCATGTTGGCGTTAAGCATCCTAAAGGCTGCCAAAGCGTAAACCCTTAAATCTAAGGGCTCATTGCGCACTCTAGTTTTCTTCCATTCCATCCTAGCAACCCCCTTAACAAACTTCCTGACTTTCTTCTCTGAGCATAGCCCCATAAAGTAGTTCTTGTCATAGCTCATTGGGAAATGGCAATACCCAGCACCGAACTCATCAATCTTTAGTCGGGAAAAAATTAAATCTTTAGCAGCATCTACACCTAGTGGATATAGCGCTATTCTCCCCTTGTTGGTTTTAGTCGGTTTGCCAACCAGCGGCTTTCCTGCTTGAGACTGACCTTTAATAGCAAATCTATTAGTATGTTTTCGGGTGTAGTCATACACGGCTTGCGTATGGTGTCCTCCACTATCTACACATACAGCCGCTACTGACAAACTAACGCCTGCTGGGTGGTTAAATCTACGAGCTAATATATCGTCAAGTGCATCCCAAGTAGTAGCAAGCCCTGGATCACCTGGCACTACATGATACCCAAGTGACCAAGTTTCCTCATTCAATCCTGTACCGAGTAATTCCAGCTCTAATCGGTCTCCTTGTACATCTACGCCACCTGTAATTACTAATACCCCCTCTGGGAGTGGGTCAAACTCGTACTCTTCTCGCTTGGTATAAACATATTCGTATTCCACACCGTCCCCCTCGTCTTCTTCCCAAGTTTCACCAAGGGCTGTATTGATCCACACCTGTAGAGTATCTTTGTTCTTCTTAGCAAAGAGAAAGTCTACTGCCATATCCCCCCAACTACGCCAAGGAGAGTAAAGTTCGGACAAGTGAAACCCCGCAACCTTGCCCGCTTTGCCCGTTCTCTCCCAAAACCCGTGCCTTAGCATAACGGACTTTGCAGAATGCTCTATAACACCTCCGCACTCATCGCAAACATAATAAGCATCTTCTGGTTTATCTTTGTCCCACTTTATATTACCCCATTTTAGTTGCTGCGGCTCGTTGCAGTGGGGGCAGTGTACCTTGAACACTCTTTTGTCAGAGTCCTCATAAGCGGTCTCTATTCGTGAAGCACCTTTAACTGTAGGAGTTGATACCATTAAGATTTTACGGTTATGGAATGTGGTTGTACGCTTAGTTCCCAACATAACAGGATCGCCCTCTGTTCCTGCTGAAATGGGAAACCTATCAACCTCATCAAAAATACATAATCTTACAGGTCGAGAAGCAAGGGATGCGGGGCTATTACTTCCTGCCATTGTGATGTGACCACCTGGGAACTGCTTTTTCAGTATAGTGTTGCCTGAATCCCTAGATTTGCTATCCATAATCAACCCACTTAAAACAGGAGTATCTCTGACCATAGGGGCAAGCCTATCTCGGCTGAAAGTCTGAGCCATATCAAGAGTAGGTTGGATTACCAGCATTGGCGAGGGGTCTTGATGAACATAGTACCCTATCATATTTAAAGTAATAGCGGTCTTGCCAATCTGGGCAGAGGACATAATTACAACCGTCTCTACCGTCTTGTCACTTACTGCATCCATCATACCCCTTTGGTACTCCGCTCTGGAAGTTCGCCAGATGCCAGGCTCAGAACTTGCCTCTGGGGATAAGTGCATATGTGAATCAGCCCACTCACTAACATCTAATCGGGCTGGTGGCTTTAACGCCCCCATTACCCGCGCTCTAATAGTTGTTAAAACCTCTTTGTAGCTCTTGACCTCCTCTTGGCTATCGCTCATCTTTTGATAGCTCCTCTAAACTCTCCCTCACATAAGAGTCCACCAGCTCCTCCATCTCTGTGTAGTTGGTGATCCCTAGTCCTGTTGAAGCCACCTTTTTGCCGAGTCCTAGTATTTTAGCCTTCATCGCCATTACCATACTCAACCACTCAGTCTTAACACTATCAGCAGCAATTAAGCTACCTACTTTTTCCTCCTCCTTAATGGACTCAATGTTAGCTTTATGGTGGACGAGCCTTGTCTGCTCTTCTTGTAGATCTTGACCGCCAACTGTGGCTTGTCTTTTAACTGCCGCATCCCGCAAGAAATTAATGTATTGCTCTCTGGCGGTATCAACCTCACAACCTCTAGCAATTACCCCCATATTCTGGAGATCGCTAACCCTAGATGAGGTTAGAAAAAGGTGAACTGCTATTGTTTTTTGTGATGCCATAATATCCCCTGTAGATAGACCTGAAAAAATAGTGGCAGGCTAATCAGGTACTAGCTTTTCAGGGTATCCCCCTAGCCACGAATAGACCCTACCATACATTTTTACTTATGTCAAATGGGGCTATCATAAAAAAAACTTATATCTACGAGAATATCGACCTGCGCTCCGTTACCCTCGTCAAAGGAGGCAGGAGTACCTTTCCCTTATTTATCAGCAACTTACATAAAGCCCTTATATATCAGCAACTTACAGAAAGCCCCTATATATCAGCAACTTACATAAAGCCCTTATNTATCAGCAACTTACATAAAGCCCTTATATATCAGCAACTTACAGAAAGCCCCTATATATCAGCAACTTACATAAAGCCCTTATTTATCAGCAACTTACATAAAGCCCTTATATATCAGCAACTTACAGAAAGCCCCTATATATCAGCAACTTACATAAAGCCCTTATATATCAGCAACTTACAGAAAGCCCNTATNTATCAGCAACTTACATAAAGCCCTTATATATCAGCAACTTACAAAATCAGACTTTTATTCTATCTTCGGTACAAAAAATTGGGGTTTTGGCGCTACTTTAAAAGCCCTTTAGTCTAAAAATTAGCCCTTTAGTCTAAAAATTAAAAGCCCTTTAGTCTAAAAATTAGCCCTTTAGTCTAAAAATTAAAATCGCTTTAGTCTAAAAATTAAATCCCCGCAAGGGCTAATTTTTCTCTGAAAATCCTACTAAACTCTTTGCGCACGGTACGCTTCACTATTTTACGGAAGTTGAGGCGCTTCTTCATTCGTTTAGTGGTCTGTTTCTCAGTGAAGACTACTTTAAACGGTTGTCCTTTACCGCGCTTGATTAAGGTGTCACCTTTACTATTTTGGATCACTACTGGGTATTTGCCTTTTACTGCTCTATCAGTTCTACCATACTTCGCTAGTGCGGTAGTGCGACCTATAGCCTTACGCCAAGTTTGAGGCTTAAACCCCCTGAAACGAGCGTCTGCTTTGTCTGGTGATGATCCTGACTTCTTGTATACAGGCACTATCAGCATACTGCCTCTTGGTCGCCTCGAATCCCCAAACTCATGCCTCGCCAGCCAAGTATTTTTATGTCCTGTAAATACCTCACTTGTCATTGTGGCTTTAGTTGCCATTTTGATCTTAATACCTGTGGGGGAGTTTTTTCTCCACCATTGTTTAGTGGTATCGAACTTTTGGGGTATCTCTGCCTGTATTTTAGTCTGTGATGCCTGAGCCACTACCGTCAACGCTTTTGCGGCTGCTAATTTAACCCTCTTTCTAGCGTTACGCTCTAAGCGGCTAAAATCAGCTGTGGTTATACCCAAGGGGATTTCCTCCGACCCAGCTTCCCTTTTTCTTGGGGCGTGGTTAGGGGGGCACTTATGGCTTGCTCTACCGTAGAGCCTCTGGTCAGGCGTGACCTGATTGTAGAGGTATTTAATCCTGTCGCTTTGGACAGGTCTCTGACACTCCACTCACTATCTCGGTATTTCCACTTTCGCATAAATCTCCTCTAGTGGTTCTATTTAATACCTTTTTAGCCTTTTTGTCAAGTCTTAGATAAGTATATCAAAAGATCTCGCATTATCATATAGCGGGGCGCACCTCTACCACTCTTAAAGTTGTAGAGGCTGTTAGGATGCACCCCAATAGCCTCTGCTACTACTCGCAAATTGCGGTCTGCTAGTCTAGCTCTTATCTCTTCTACTGTTGGTAATTCTAAGCCCATGTCTTTTCCTGATAGCCACTGCGCTTTAGGTGCTCCTGTAAAGCTATTATAATCTCTTTAGTGCCTGACCTTTGGTTGTCAGTTGCTAAGGCAAGCGTAGCCTCCCATAGCTCGTTTGGCATCCTAATACCTCTCATTTTATTACCTTCTGGATCACGCAACATTATTTTACCCTCTTAGTGTTTGGGATGTAAGTATAACACTTATCTATAAAAGTGTCAACTCCTTTTTTATCTGAGATAATAGTTACAGAAGCGCCCCTATCCTCCATCTGTTTTATCATTCTCTTTTGTAGCGGTCTAGGCTTTTTGCCTGGTGCTTTTAGTTCAATAAAATATGTCCTCCCTTTGTAGAGAACAAGACGATCTGGGACACCTGCAATCGAGGAGGTAAACTTCAAACATAAGCCTCCAAGGGCTTCTATTTTTCCAACGAGATACCGCTCAATTTCTCTCTCTAACACGCGCCAATTCTCCAAAAATATTCCAGTCAATCCAGCAAAAAAACCACCTACTTTACCAGCAAAATATGCCTAAAATAAATACCTAAAATAACTAACCCAGCACCACGCCCATATACACAACCCTAGAGGTAAATAAAAATAATTTTAAGGAATTATCAGTATAGACAAACAACTAGAGAGTTCTAGTGCTTAGTACATATACCCTCTATATACAACAGTAGCTTACAGCTATAACCAAGCACCAACCAAGCACAATTAAAGCCCCTTTTTTTGGTGCTTGGTTACGAAAAACTGGAAAAACCAAAAATATTAAATCTTAATCTGGTAAAAAAAGGGTAAAAACCTTGGTGCTCCGTTGCTCGGTTAACACTTTCACCACGCCCAAAATACAGTCATTTGCGAGTGCTTATTTTCCATCTTTTTAGTGCCCAAATATTCTGTTTGGAGGAGGTATTTTAGCGCCTCATCAAAAGCTCTACCTTTAACTTTTGACTTCCTCCTTAACACTGATAGAGTCATATATCCTTTGTCTAAAAACTCTTGATGGTGTCCTCTGGAAAACTTGATACTCTTGGCGCTCTTTACAACTGCTAGAATGTCCTTTGCGTGCAATTCCATTATAGATGCCGTTGCCTCACCTGCAATAACTGTAGACATATATTTTATCTGGTACTGCATAAACTCTACTGCCCACTCCGCTAGTATGTTGGTTACTATTGGCTCATCCTTATTTTCCGACACCGCTAGGAGCATAGCTATCTTATGCGCTTGTTCATCGGCTCTACCCCATAGGGCTGCGTTAGTTTCACTAGAGCGTATCTTTTCCTCCGCCATATCGTTGAATTTCTGTAATATAGTGAGTGCATTGGGTTCTATCTGTACTGTGTATGGACTATCTGGTGTATAGAAGTTTTCAAAGTCTAGTGCGCCACTCGCTGTTTCCTCTACCCATTTAGAGAGCGTGGCGGATATTGGTTGCTTAGGGGTGAACACCTTGTCTGGCACATCTTCGGACTGTAGGAAAATGAACCTGTTGAACATACCGCTGTGGATCTCTTTTTCCCCAACTGCTTCAAATAGACTTGATGCAGTAGTCGCACCAATAACAGTTAGATAGGGATTGTTGATATTTTCTAGGTCATTTTTAGAGTCTGCGTATGCTTTGCCATAAAAGATATGGTCGGCACTCGTAAAGCACTCCATCATAATGTCAATAATTTGGCGTGAGTGGGGGGACGCATCTTGGTGCATAACGCTGGATAACCACAAGCCTATTTCATCGGTGCTTACTATCAAATTGCCCTGGTTGACTAGCTTCCTGTGCAGAGCTGCGCCACTGGCTATACGGCTGACAATGTTGTTGCTCATAGCACCACCCAATATCTCTGTAGCGGCTCTTAGAGGGGCGTTCTTGCCACTAGATGTTCTGCCAACTAATACTAGATACAAGTTACCTCGCAGCCCCGTAGGTGTCTGGTATAGGTTTCTTGTGGCGGCAGAGAGTACACTCAGCATAGTGCCTAACGCTAGAATTGGCTGTGGTCGTGTTGATCTGCTGATAGTGTAGTCTAATATTTCCTGCGCTATAGCTGTTGGTGCTTTTAGTAGATTATCTGGGAAAGGTACGGCTGTATCTATATCGGTATCTTCTGGTTCGTCAGCTACTTCTAAAGTGTCCAGCTCTTTACTTGGGAAGAGGCTAATATCAGCTAGTGTTATATCGCCCTCAAACCCACCATCTATTGCATATTTTACTAAGGTTCTAGCAGTCACACCGTTGTCATAATCAGCCGTATAGCTATCCCATTTAGCCTGAGTGAGGGCTTTAGGGTCATAGGTGTCACCTTTTTCTGACCAAGCTACTACTTGCTCAAAAGTACCACCTGCTGCGTGAACGGCTGTTAGTATGGTATTCCAATCAGAGTATGGTGTGTTTGGATCAATATGACTTAGTAGCTCCTCAATCTCTTCCTCTTTGAGCATAACCTGCGGCTCTGGGTCTTTAGGTTTTTCGAGTTTTAAGTTAAATGCTTCTGAAATTTCATCAACTGTATATGTTTGCCACCCCTCTTGTTTTAGTTTTGTTCTTGGTGAGGTATTGTCCTTTATATATTTAGCTTTGGTGTTAGTGCCAAATGGTAGTCTAGTCCATCTAACCATACCCTTTGAGGCTGTATCGCCACCTGCTTTATCTGCGAGGGCATTACATAGCCTTGTAGCTAGTACCTTATTGGTTACAGGCTCTATCAGCTTGTAGATGTATTGGTAGTTATCGGGGCTGGACTCTATTATGTATGTAGGCTCTAGCGGTAATTCTCCTTTTATGTCATCCACCATTAAGAAGTGTAGAGCCGCGGCACCCTGCGTTGAGTACCCACCCTTTTCAGATAGTTGGTAGACTGAGGAGTTACCGACAAACAAATTCATCTCTTTGTTGAAGTTTGAAGGGAAACTGCCATTCATCAGTTGAGGCTTCCACCCTTTTACTTTTTTTGGGTCTTCTGTAAAGCCACAAAGAACAGGGTTAGCATCTTCTGGGAGCTGGTCAAATAGGGCTTTAACCAAGGAGTATGGGTTATTTATCACTTAGACACCCCACACTACAGGACTTTTTAAGATATGCGGTAAGCGCATTAATAGTGTCAATAGTTGGGTTGTTATTTGCTCCATTCCTTATGTTTGATATAGTGTTCCTGCTCAATCCTGTTTCGGCTGCTATTGAGTCAATCCTCCGATCTTGTAGAGCCTTTACTACTTCGGTTAGTGTCATTTTTTTCTCCTGAAAATAAGTTAAAATAAGTGTTGACATTTACTATTATACACATTATAATGTGCGTGTCAACTATAAAACAGGAGAATATGACAAATGAGCATTGAAACCGAAGTGAAGAACCTAAGAATTGCAATTGAGGCATTAACCGCCTCAATAAGTGGTGGGGACTTTANNNTAAAGCANNAGAAGCTCCCTAAAGCAGAGCCAAAGCCTAAAGCAGAGCCAAAGCCTAAAGAAGCCCCAAAATTGAAGGTAGTGGATGCTGGCATAGAAGAGGAGAGAGGCAAGTTAATCACACTTCTTAATGATGTGTCAAAGAAGGGACACCGCAAAGAAGCGGTGGAGGTCTTGGCTGGTAGGAAAGTGCAAGATATAGGTCTCGATACTATAGTAGCGATAACAGCAGACTTAGGTAAACTATAGTGGCAGAGCACGCCAAAATATTCAGCCCCAGCGCTTCGCCTACTTGGCTACACTGCCCAGCCGCCCCTCGCATATCAGCAGGTATTCCAGATACCACTTCGGAATTTGCCACAGAGGGTACAGAAGCCCACGAACAGGCAGAGGCAATACTGACGGGAAAGAAAGAGCCATTCCCAGAACACCACGAGGATCTCGAACCTTACTATGAGCTTGTCGCTGAGTACAAAGCTACTGGCATACTTATGGTAGAGACAAAAGTGGAGTTTACTGAGTGGTGTCCTGATGGGTTTGGCACTGCGGATGCCATCGTCATTGATGGAACTAAGGTTATAGTTATTGACCTTAAATTTGGTAAAGGGGTAAGGGTTAGCGCAGAAGATAACTCACAGATGCGCCTTTACGCTCTTGGTGTGCTACAGGCGTTACAATTTGAGTACGCGCTAGATACGGTAGAGATGGTCATATCACAGCCAAGGCTAGACCACATCAGCACAGAAACTCTAAGCGCCACTGAGCTTTTAGTCTGGGGAGATTGGGTTAAGGAGCGAGTTAAGCTCGTCCAAGACCCAAAAGCTGTAGCTGTACCTGGCGGTAAACAGTGCCGCTGGTGCAGAGGAAAACTTGCCTGTAGAGCAAGGGCAATAGATGCGCTCAACAAGAGTGACGAGGATCTTATTGGAAGCAATGAGGTTGCAGTATTACTCCCACTAATCCCTGCCGTGCAGACTTGGTGCAGCGACATTAAGACCCTTGCTAACAATTTGGCAGCAGATGGGGCGCATATCAATGGGTATAAGTTAGTTGAGGGGAGATCAACAAGAAAATTTAGTACAGAAGCAGATAAAATTCTGTCTAGTCAAGGGCTAGACGAAGACCAGATTTACCAGCCAAGGAAACTAGCCACTTTAGGAAGTGTCGAAAAAGCCTTGGGAGGTAAAAAGAGAGCCGCAGAGGTTATGAGCCAATGCACTTTCAAACCAGAGGGGAAACCCACTTTAGTAAAAACCAGCGACAAAAGACCAGAGATTAGCTCTTCACAAGTCGCTTCATTTCCATTAGGAGAATAACCATGTTAATGTTAAAAAATGTAAGAATCAGTTACCCAGAGTTGTTCAAAAAGGTAGCTTTTAAAGATGGCACACCAAAATACTCAGGTACTTTCCTGCTAGAGGCAGGATCAGAGCAAGAAAAGGCAGTTAAAGCCGCAATACTTAAAGTCGCAAAGGAAGCGTTTGGCGACACTGCTGAGAATATCCTGAAAAAGACCCAAAAGACCGAGCGAAGACTGCTTAAAATTGGTAATGATAAAACCAATGATGATGGTGAGGTTGCTAATGGTTATGAGGACATGCTGTACATCAAAGGCTCTAATAAAGGCAATATCAGAGTTGTTAATAGAGATCGTTCCGATATTGAAGAGAATGAGGGTGTTATCTACTCAGGATGCTATGTAAATGCACAGCTAGATATCTGGGCTCAGAACAATGAATGGGGTAAATTTATCAACTGCAAACTCCTCGCGGTACAATTTTGGGCAGATGGAGAAAAGCTCGGAGGCGATGGTGGGGAAAGTGCTGATATAGATGCTTTTGAAAGTGCTGATATATTAGAGGCTGACGATATCCCTTGGTAACTCCTTGGCTCACGCCCCTTTTTTCAGCGTGAGCTTTTCCCTCAATTGCTAGGACATCGAAGCCTTGGCAATTGAGGGCTTTTTATTATGAGGCACTTAAAATGCAGAAAGTACATATTGATATCGAGACCCGATCCTCGGTAGACATTAAAAAGAGTGGTGTACACGCTTACGCAGAAAAAGCAGAGTTGCTTATCTGCTGCTGGGCTATTGATGATGGAGAACTCCAGACTTGGACAATCCATAGCGCAGGTATTCCAGAAATACCAATGGGCGATGACTACATCTATTGCGCCCATAATTCACAGTTTGAGCAGATCCTACTCGCCAAAACCGTTGGCATATCAATACCAACTGAACGCTGGGATTGCACCGCTACAAGAGCTAGGATGATGAATCTACCCGCATCTTTAGATGGTGCATCGAAAGCACTTGGACTAAGTGAAACCAAAGACAGGAGAGGTATGGCGCTGATACGGAAGTTTTGTGTGCCAAAGAGAGGCGAGTACACACCTCCCGAAGGGGAAGAGTGGGGGGAGTTTATACTATACTGCCAACAAGATGTTGTGGTTGAGCGAGAACTTGATAGAGTCCTATACCCTATACAGAGGTGCGATAGGCAGACTTGGTATGATGACCAGAGAATCAATGATAAAGGGATAGAGATTGACCACGAGTTAGTTGCAGGAGCTTTAACTATTGATGAAGACCATCGCATTGAGAGTGTGCAGACACTCAAAGAGATAACTGGGTTAGAGAATCCCAACTCCCCACAGCAGATGAAAGGGTGGCTAAATGAGCAAGGACTAAAGCTACCAAATATGACCGCTGACACCATAGCCACAATTGACACCGCAAAACTAACGCCAACTGTAGCCACTGTCGTAAAGCTAAGACAGCAGTTAGCACAAACAGCTTCAAAGAAGTTCAAAGCTATTGTTGCGAGTCTTTGTGAAGATGGGAGAGTTAGAGGGGTGCTACAGTATTATGGCGCAAGTCAGTCGGGGCGCTGGGCTGGAAGAAGAGTACAGCCGCAGAACCTACCCAGAGGCATAATGAAAGTAACAAAAGATCTAAGGGATGCTGTTAAGACGGGTAGCCTTGATTGGCTACGCACACTATATGGTAATAATGTGCAGGGGCTGTTAGGCACAGCAGTGAGAGCCTCATTAATACCACCTGCTAGTAAAAGTATGATTGTCTCTGACTACTCACAGATTGAATGTCGGGTTTTAGCTTGGTTAGCTGGAGAAGAGTGGGCGCTAGAGGAGTTTCGAGGGGATGCAATGATCTACGAAGCGACTGCTGCGCAGATGTATGGTGTAGACAAACATAATGTGACCAAGGATCAGCGGCAGAACGGTAAGGGCGCTACTCTTGGGTGTATCGCTGAGGGAGAGTTAGTTCTAACCGATATAGGCTTAGTACCCATAGAAAATGTCACTTGTAGTATGTTACTATGGGACGGGGTAGAGTTCGTCAAACACGAGGGACTCATTTTCAAAGGCTACCAAGAGGTAATAGAGTATGACGGACTTAGGGCAACAAGAGACCACATTGTGTTTACAGCATCGGGGGAATGTGAGTTCCAAACAGCTGCCCAAAGCGGAGAACATCTCCTACAATCAGGATCAGGTGGGGAAGCAATACGGGTGGGTGATAGTGATAAACCCCGAGGGAGTCAGTCGAGAGGAAATAGTAGTACAAGCGCGTATAGCTGTCCAAGAAAAGAGAAGGAGCTGGAAAACAATAGCGCAAAAGTTAAAGTCTACGACCTCCTAAATGCAGGCTCCCGCCACCGCTTTACTGTGAGTGGTAAACTTGTCCACAACTGCGGTTACGGAGGGGGAGCTGCTGCTGTTGAGAACTTTGGTGTTGGTTCTGACATTGCCAAGAAAGTTGTAGAAGATTGGCGTGATGCTAACCAGAAGATTGTGAGGTATTGGGGCAAATGTATGGCTGCGGCAAAGCGTGGAGGGATTGTAGATAGTAGTCTACCACCAGTGCATTATAGGCAAACACGCTTCGGGCTTGAGTGCAAGCTACCAAGTGGTCGAGTACTCTACTACCCTAACGCAAAATTTGATGGTGAGAACTTCGTCATGGGAAAGAAAAAGATCTGGGGTGGCTTAATGGTTGAGAATATCTGCCAAGCTGTTGCTAGGGATCTTCTGGCTTTTGCTGTTAGTAATTGTGAGAGAGCAGGGCTTGATGTCCGCTTCCATGTACACGATGAGATCATCATTTATGGAGAAGAGGGGGATTTAGCTCGTCTGGAAACAGTTATGTGCCAATTACCTGAGTGGGCGGTAGGTTTACCAATAGATGCAGATGGGTACACAACAACAGAGTGTTACAGAAAATGAGCGAGATAAAACTATTCAAGCACCAGGAAAAAGCTCTCTGGCATATATTAGAAAACGAGCGTTGCGCGCTATGGGCTGAATGTGGACTTGGTAAAACATTAGCAACCATTGAGGCACTGAAAATACTACCAAAACCCATAATTGTACTCGCCCCAAAACGAGTAGCTAATCACACTTGGGTTGAGGAGCTTGGGAAATGGTGGGCTGATTGTGACTATCAACTCGCCACGGGAACACCAGCAAAAAGAACTAAGGCGTTAGCGGCAGATGCAGAGCTTTACATCATTAATTTTGAGCTAGTACCTTGGCTGGTGGAAAACAATGAGTGGCACTACAAAACAGTTGTGATTGACGAGAGCACTAGGATCAAAAATAGAGGTTCAAAACTATTCAAAGCTCTCAGAAAAGTCGCTCCAAAGTGGGAACACTTAATTGAACTAACAGGAACACCCTCACCCAATGGGTTAATGGATTTATGGAGTCAGCTATATTTAATAGACAAAGGGGAGCGGCTAGGTAAGACAATTACAGCTTTTAGAACCAAGTGGTTTAATGCTGGCTATATGAATTGGACTTTCACGCCCAAAGATTTTGCGCAAAAAGAGATTGAGGCATTATGCAAAGGGGTATGCCTCTCACTAACAGCCGAGGATTATCTCGATCTGCCAGATATGATGGTAAATGACATAGTTATTGATCTACCACCAGCAGCAAGAAAACAGTATACCCAGCTCAAAAAAGACTCAACTATTGAAGTGAGAGAGCAGCACATAACAGCGGTAAATGGTGCGGCTCTAGTCAATAAGCTACTACAACTTACTTCGGGAACAGCCTACGATGAAGAGCAGGAAGTTGTAGCAATACACGATGAGAAAATAAAAGCCATACAGGACATCATAAACACCATTGGAAATGAGAATCTGATAGTAGTTTACCAGTTTAAGCACGAGCTACAACGGCTTCGTGAGGCGTTTAAGGGGCTCGTAGAGGTGAGGGATAGTAACACTAGCATTGATCGTTGGAACAATGGAGAGATACAGCTACTGGCTCTCCATCCAGCATCAGCGGGACACGGTCTCAACTTGCAGAGAGGGGGACACCACATTGCTTGGACTACACCAACTTGGAACTTGGAGTACTACATTCAGACAAATGCAAGACTACACCGAACAGGGCAGAAAGGCGCAGTAGTTGTGCATAGAATAATAGCCGCTGACACTGTAGATGAAGTAATAATAGAAGCAGTCACCAAAAAAGCCACTGTGCAGGAACTTTTAATAAAAAGTTTGAAATAAAGTGTTGACAAAGTGTTAAAAGGGGAGTATAGTTATAACCACTCAGAGAAGTTGAGAGTTAAGTTCATAGGGCTTTTTCACTCCTTTTTTTAAAGCCTTAAATAGAGCAGGAACGGTGCGCCTGTGAACGAAAACGCACCACCTAATTTTTAACCAAAGGAGAGAAGATGGAAAAGTCATTTACATACAGGGGCAAGAAGTTTGCCAAGATAAAAGATGCTTGCACTTACCATAAAGTCAGATTTGGCACTGTCAGAATGTATCAAGTAAACAAAAGGATGCCGATACAAGAAGCGCTAGATGTGTGCTTGGGCAGTACTCAATATCTGGAAGAGAAAAGAGAGCTGTATAAGATTGTATTGAGAGATACCTGGAATGATCTGGGTACAACTCAAAAAGCGGCTAATGCTAGGGGAGGCTGGGTATGTCAATGCCAACCATAGTGGATTTGCAGCAGCACATCATTCTAGCTAAGAACAGGAAGCAAGCACAGATTAAGATGCACCCTGC